CATGATCTCCCAATTGGGGAGCGCTGCTCCGGCGGAACTTTCGTATCCCACACACGTCCCGTCTCTTCCCGGGATGCCAAACTCGCTAAGGGAGGGTCGTTAGGCCCCTTTATCGCTGCCTTGGCTGGTTTAATGCTTTAGGATGTAGGCGTGGCCTAAATCATCCACTGCCCACTCCTGCTTGAACCCAGCCGGTTGCTCACAGAGCCTAGTCTCATACGCCATATTACCAGCGTAATTCAACACATACTTGATCCAATAGTCAACCCAGTCGGGGTGAATATTGCATAAGCCTTGGTCGAGCCGTATAAACGGCCCGGCTCCATGGTATGCGTCTAAGACTTTCTCTATAAACAATTGGACAGACACCGGCATGCCAAACACCCGCTCCATGAGCAACCTGGTGTTAATCGGTGGCTCGACGTAGTCCCATTTCTTACTTTCCAAAGCGTGGGTCAATTGTTCTCTTTCCCACATGGAAATGGCACGACTGCGCAGAGCAATCCGAATGTCAGCACCGCGGGTATGTCTAATGGCGCTACGAGCAAGCGCACCAACGACTGGACAACCGCGGTATTGAACGGCGTAACTCAATGCTTTTGCACGAAGGATTGCGTTGACTTTATTCCGCCGTGACCTCAAATACAAAGGTGAAATCCACCCGAAACAAGCTAATGCTTCGGACGGATCGCAAATGTTTATGAGGTCATGAGAATCAAAAATGAGGCCGCAGAAACTGGCTGTCTCCAGCTCTTCATGCTTCTCAAGTTTAATACGGAAACCAAGTCTTTCAAATGCATTGACCGGTGGGTGAGGTTTGCTGAATGAGAACAGGCCATCGTCACCTTCGATGACCCCTAGCACCGGGCCGCTCTTGTATTTGGAACACAAGAATTCCATAACGACCCAGTTGGTGAACCCGTTGCCCAGGGATGTGCACATATCACCTGAACGGCGTCCACCACGGACCCAGGCACGGAATGTTGAGTACTTACAAACACCATTCGA